CTTTTGGTATATCCTTAAAAGATAACCCAGATAAAGCAAGGGGTATTCGTGGGCCTCTTATACATTATGAAGAAGATGGATTGTTTCCTAATTTAGAAAAAGCTTGGGGAGTAAACCGTAAAGCAGTAGAAGATGGGGACGTAGGGTCAGGTTTTATGCTTGCTGGTGGTACAGGTGGTACAGAAGGAGCAAGTTTTGAAGGTTCTGAAAAATTATTCTATTCTCCTGGAGCATATAACATATATTCAGTAGCTAATGTATATGATAAAAATACTAATGCTGATATGGAATGCGGTTTCTTTTGGGGAGCGTATATGAACAGGAATGGCTGCTACAATGATGATAATGGAGAGCCTAATGTTATAAAAGCACTACTAGAAATACTATCTAATAGAAGACAAGTAAAATATGGGTCTTCAGACCCTAATGCTATTATACAAGTAATGGCCGAAGAACCTATAGTACCTCAAGAAGCAGTAATGCGTACTACGGGAACTATATTTCCTGTTATGGATTTAAAAGATTACTTATCTGAAATAATGCCAAGGTTTTCTAAGTTTGTTTCTCCACACTGGGTTGGAAGACTTGCTCTTTCTGGAGATAGAGATGTTACTTGGGTAAATGATGACAGCCTATATCCACAAAGAGACTTTCCTATTAAAGATAATAAAAATAAAGAAGGAGCTATAGAGCTATTTGAAATGCCGTATAAAGACAATACGGGAAATACTCCTCATGGATTATACATAGCAGGTATTGACCCTATAGATGACGATGAATCTGGTACTAACTCTTTATTCTCAATGTTAGTTATGAATACAGTAACTGACAGAATAGTAGCTGAGTTTACAGGCAGAACTTTTTCTGCAGAAGAGTGTTATGAAAAGGCACGTAGATTGTTAATGTTCTATAATGGACAAGCTTTATATGAAAATGACAAAAAAGGGCTATATGCGTACTTTAAGAATAAGAATAGTTTACACTTATTGGCAGATACTCCTGAAATTATCAGAGATATGGATATGGGCACAATATCTAAAGTAGGTAATAAATCTAAAGGAGTTAACTCTTCCAAAAAAATAAATGCCTGGGGAAGACGATTACAAGCAACTTGGTTAGTACAATCTGCGTATAGTCAAACAAGATATAATGATGAAGGAGAAGAAATAGAAGAAGAAAATAAACTTAATCTACAAACTATTAGGTCAGTAGGTTATATAAAAGAATTAATAGCTTGGCATTCTAATATAAATGCGGATAGAGTATCTGCAGCAGGGGTTCTTATGATACTAAGAGCAGACAGAGAACAAAGAGAAGTAAATTACGAAACACCTAGTGAAGGGTTGAATACAGATGAGTTTTGGACTAGGAATTATGGAGGAAATACCAACTCACTAATGCCTGATATGTCTAGATATAATAATTAAGTATTAGCTATAAGAAGATAAATTGATAATTGGAATACTTATATATGTAACTTTTTTTAGTTATTATTGTAGATTCCTTGAAAAAGCATAATATATGTCACAACAAAGTACATTATACTTTCCACCCCAAAAATTACCATCAGGAAAGAAAACACAAAAATGGGCAGAAAGTTGCGTAGAAGCAGGAGAAGACTTAGCTATTTTTAGAAGTAGCGGTATAAGAGCTTCTTACGAAAACAAAGTAGCCAACTATAATTTAGCAAATGACATACTAAATACTGCAGATGTAGAAAAAGTTTGTAACCCAATGGGTATTAAAGGAGCAAACTTTCCTGCAAAAATGCAAAACTACCCTATAGCAAACCCTAAACTTGATTTATTGATAGGGGAAGAAAGAAAAAGAAGATTTGATTGGAAAGCAAGAGTAGGTAATGATGATGCTATTTCTGATAAAGAAAAAGAATTAAAAGGACAACTATTTCAATACATACAACAAAAAATTTTAGCAGAAAGCTTTGACGAAAAACAAGCACAGCAGGAACTAGCAGAAATGCAAAAATATCATTTATATGAGTTCCAAGACTTACGAGAAAGAACAGCAACCCATATCCTTAAATACCTATGGAGTACTTTAGACCTTAAAGAAGAATTTGCTAAAGGCTTTGAAGATGCTCTTATAGTTGGAGAGGAAATATATTGTGCAGATATTATTGGAGGAGAACCTATATTAAGAAAAGTAAATCCATTAAACTTACATACAGTAAGAAGTGGAGAATCTCCTTGGATAGAAGACTCTGATATTATAGTAGAAGATGGCTATCACTCACCTGGCAAAGTTATTGACGATTATCACGATTATTTAACTCCTAAACACATAAAAGAAATAGACTCAGGCATAACTACGGCAGACAGTGATGGTATGATTTCTATTGGAGAAAAAGAACACTCTATTGTTTTTGATGGATTAATTGACACTAGTGAACTAGGAACTGGCAGCAGATTTTATGGAGAATTTTGGGACAGTGAAGGTAACTTAAGAGTTACTAGAGTTATGTGGAGGTCTCTTAAAAAAGTAGGTACTCTTACTTACTATGACGAAGACGGCTCTCAAGAAAAGACATTAGTATCTGAAGATTACAAAATAGACAAAGAGGCTGGAGAAGAAATTAAATGGTTCTGGATAGGAGAATGGTGGGAAGGAACAAGAATTGGAAAAGACATTTATATAAAAATGCAACCTAGAGAACTTCAGTTTAGAAGTACAGGAAATCCTTCTGTATGTAAACCAGGATACACAGGACTAGCATATAATACTAATACTAGTAGAGCCAAATCTTTAATGGATAGAATGAAGCCTTATCAGTATCTATACAATGTATTTATGTATAGAACAGAAATGGCTTTTGCAAAAGCTAAGGGTAGGATTGCTACTCTTGACTTGGCTCAAGTACCTGATAATTGGAGTATAGATAAATGGATGCATTATGCTGAAGTTAATGGATGGGCTGTCCGAGATAGTTTTAAAGAAGCTAAAAAAGGAGTAGCGCAAGGAAAGTTAGCAGGACAAATGAATGTACAGTCTGATACTATTAATTTAGAATTAGGTAACTATATCCAACAACATGTTATGATGTTGCAATTCTTAGAAGCACAACTAGGAGATATAGCTGGTGTAACTAAACAAAGACAGGGGCAAATAGAAAACAGAGAATTAGTAGGTAATGTAGAAAGAGCTGTGTCTCAATCTTCTCATATTACTGAAAAATGGTTTGCTATCCACAATAATATAAAGAAAAAAGCATTAGCACTTTTACTAGATACTGCAAGATTAGCTTGGGGAAATGGTAAAGATAAAAAATTACAATATATGCTAGACGACATGTCTACCGCTATGTTGACTATAGATTCTGCTAAATTTGCATCTGCACAATATGATATACATATTTCAAATGCTTCTAATGATGCAGAGCTATTACAATCATTAAAAGGACTTGCACAAGCAGGTATGCAAAATGGAATGATTGACTTTGCTGGTATTATGGATATTTACACTACACCGTCATTATCTGACATGCGTAGAAAAATTGAAACTAAAGAAAAAGAAAAGCAACAAAAAGAAGCTGAACAACAGCAACAAGCAGAAAGAATGCAACAAGAGCAATTAAAAGCTGCTCAACAACAAGCACAAGCACAGCAACAATTTGAACTTACTAAAATAGAAACAGAGTACACTTACAAAATGCAAATAGAGCAAATGAAGTTAGAAGGTAAGTGGAATGAAAAAATGGCTGACCATAATAGAAACGGTATACCAGATGCTTTAGAATTACATAAATTACAGACTAACGACAGAATTAAAGAAAAAGAGTTAGAAGCTAAGAAAATAATGGAAGATGCTAAAAACAAAGTAGCAGAGAAGAAGATAGAGGCAGATAAACAAAAAGCTAAAGATGATTTAAAAGCTAAAGAAGAAGATAGACGTAGTTCAGAGAGACAAGCAGAAAAAGACAGAGCTAACGATTTAAAGATAAAAAAACTAGAAATAAAGTCAAGACCTAAAGCAGTAAGTAAGTAACTTTTAGCTATAGGAACTAATTTTATTTATTAGAAGACGTAATAATTAATAGGAGAAAAAACAAATAATAACTAATATTGTAGACAAATGGAAAATAACGAAGAACTATTTAACCTTGATTTTAATCTTATCTCAGATGAAGAGATAGATTTACAAGAAGTTGTAACAGAACCTGAAACTGAAGACAAGTCAGAAGACATTGTATTAGTAGATGAGGACAATACAGAAACAAAAGTAGAACCAACAAAAGCTGAGGAGAAGGCTGAAGAAGAAGATAAAATTGAAATCCCAACTGGTAACACAGAAGATGAATCAGAGGGTAAAAATAAAAGCCCTGGAAGTGATAATAGAGATTCTTCTCCTGTTACTCCATTTGCCTCTCTACTACATGAAAAGGGCTTACTTTCAGATTTTGACCAAGAAGAATTTGCCGCTGCAGTAGCAGAGTCAGAAGATCCTTTTGGGGTATTAACCACAGCTATGCAAAGAGAATTAGAAATAGCTAAAGCTAGTTTTATAAACTCTTTCCCGCCAGATTTTATTGATTTGGCAATAGCAGTTTCTAAAGGAGTTCCTTATGAAGCAATGAAAGGTCCTAAAATGGATGAGATTAATTATTCTAAAATTACTCCTGAATCTATAGGAGAAAATGAAGAACTACAAAAGAAACTAGTATCAGACTTTTATGCTTCTAAAGGTTTTTCAGAAAAAAGAATTAATAAATTAATTGAAACTTTAGGAGACTCAGGCGTGTTAGAAGAAGAAGCAACAGAGGCTGTTTCTGAACTAGCGGAACTAGCTAAACAAAAACAAGAACAAATTAAGAAAAACTTTGAACATCAACAAAAAGAAATGAATGACCAATACGCAGCTCAGATAGAGTACATTGGAAAATCTGTTGATAGAGTAGAAGAAATTATTCCTGGTATTAAAATAACTAAAGGAATTAAAGATAGATTATTTAACAACATGACTCAAATAGTGGGTAAGGACGCAAATGGTCAGTCCCAAAACTATACAATGGCTGTTAGACAACAAGACCCAGTAAAGTTTGATATGACTGTCGCTTATTTAGCTGACATAACAAAAGGCTTTACTGATTGGTCTAAAATAAAAAAATCTGCAAAAAGCAGTGCTACTTCAGATTTGGAGAGCGTATTAAATAAAAAGAGTACTGGACATTCTTATGGAAATCCTAAAAAGACTGAAAATAGGTCTGAAAGAGCAGAAGATGAGATGATGAATAGTTTATCCTCAATGTTTGGTACTAAATAATTAAATAAGTAAACAAATAAAAAACAAATAAAATGCCGAAAATTTCACCGTTTCAAATGACAGAAGCACAGGCGTGGACTGGTTTAACTACTAAGAATCACTTAGGAGCTATTTATCAGTCTAACCCACAGGTAGCTTCAAAACTGATGACTAGAATTCACCAAACTAACTTTGGTTTAGACTTAGATTCTTACCTAGAACAATTTTCACCACTAACATTAGATAGTGATGATGATTTTACTTGGGAGTTGATAGGTTCTGCTAAAAAGAACGTACCTTTAGTAGAGGCACGTATCGGAGGTACTGCAATTACTGCAGCTTCTGAAGCAGGTAAGAACTTTACAGAGTTTGAATTAGTTTTTCCAGAACAATGGTTCTCTGATGAGAATGTTATTGTTGGTGAGAAAAACGAAGTTTATTCTATGCAAGTAATCGCTGACCCACTTCCAGAAGGAACTAACTGGGTTTATAGATGTAAACTAATTACAGGAGATCCTGATTTGTTTGTTCCTTATGAGGAATTAACTGCAGCTAAAAGATTCTCTAAAGATTGGTCTTTAGTAGAACAAACACTTTCTAAAAAAGGTGGTCTAGTAAACTTTGTTTCTCCATTTAAAATGAGAAATGCGTTTACAATGATTAGAATGCAACACACTACTCCAGGTAACATGGTACACAGACCGTTTGCTACTGCTTGGAAAGATGGTGAAGGAAAAGCTCATTCTACTTGGACACAGTATGAAGATTATATGTTTGACAACCAATTCCGTCAAGAAAAAAATAAAGTATTAATGTATTCTAGAGCTAATAAAGCTACTGATGGTTCTTACAAGAACTTTGGTAAATCTGGACACATTAAAAAACAAGGTGCTGGTATCCGTCAACAAATGGAAGCTTCTAACACTTCTGTATATTCTAACTTTTCTATTAAGTATCTTTTGGATATTCTTTTAGATTTGTCTGAAGGAAAACTTCCTGGAGATAAAAGAGAGTTTGTTCTTAGAACAGGTGAAAGAGGGGCTGTTCAGTTCCACGAAGCTTTAGAAGAATTTTCTCAATTGTTTACACCTTTATTTAACGAAGACAGAATGTACAAGTCTTCTGCAGGTATTGGAGGTTCTTCTAATATGATGGGACTTGGATACGGTGGACAATTCTTAGAGTACATGGGACCTCAAGGAATCAAAGTAAACTTATCTGTTGATAGTTTATATGATGACAGAGAGCGTAACAAGATTTACAGCTCTAAAGGTGGTGTTGCTGAATCTTACCGTTATGACATCCTTGATGTTGGTACTTCTGATGGAGAGCCAAATATCCGTAAGGTTTACGCTAAAGGACAAGAAGACATAATGGGCTATGAAGCTGGTTTACGTCATCCTTTTGCTGCTAACGGAGAGAAAAACATCATGTCTAACTCTACAGATGGCTATACTTGCCACAGAGCTTGTATGGTTGGAGCAATGGTAAAAGACCCGTCTAGAACGGCTACGTTAATTCCATCTGAATTAGCATAATATATCTATATTGGGGGGAGGCCCGTAAGCCTCTTCCCTCTATAATTTAAATGAAGAAGAAATAAATAAATAACTAA